ACTATCTCCCCGGTAGATAACTGATACCCCGCCTCTCCCTCCAGCACGCGCACGTCGCAGTGGTTCAGGTGTATCAACTCACGCATCGGTTGCGGGTGCCAGGCACTGGCAACGACGCGCTTCTCGCTGCTCACCCGCTCCACTAATCCAGCCCAAGATACTCCGTTTGCCGTTCCTGTTGGCTGCGCTGGTGGCCTAACTCTACTTGCGCGAGCTTTCCGGTGTCCATTACCCGCGTCAACGCCACTTGCACTTTTGCCAGCATCGCCAGCATCAGATACAACTTTTCGCGTCCTTGTTCGTCTCGTGCCGGTGACTGTTCCCATTGTTCCAATATCTCCTGTTTAATGTCGGCAAAAGCGCCGAGGTAAATGTCGCTTTCCAGTATCTCCTTCGCCCTGGCCCCGCGGCTGATCCTGCTTTCAAGTTCCATGGTGTGTGATCCTGTAGGGTGGCGTGCAACAAAAAAGCCGCATAGAGCGGCTGGTAGAATAAAAATACGGACGATCTCAAACTAATGCCGATTAATGCAATTTTTGAATCTTCCCATTCGAATAAACGAATTTTTCGGTTGGGATATAGCCCTCACCAATATTAGGCTTCCCGCCCGGCGCGATAACCGTGATCTCGTTGCCTTTTTGTTTTATGACAGCAGCTTTACCACCACAAAACGGGACTTCATCGGAGATATGGTAAGTTTTATCACGCATTAATCCTAAAAACCAAATATCCCACCCATCGCAGGCATTTCCATATGAATATTGCTGGAATACGACCACCTCATCAAAACCAGCCACCGGCTTCTTGAAATGCCTTTGCATAACCGGTTTGGCCTCTCCTTGAAAATGGTTAGTATCTGATTCGTCAGCATCATTTATCTCTCGGATCGTCTTGCCATTAAGCGTGATTTTATAATGTGAGTCCGGCTCTTCATATTTGCTCAAATCAATGACCCTTAACAAACCAGCCACCGTTTTCTCGGACAGTTTAAGAGAATCGCTTTCCTCTTCCGTGCCAGATTCAGCGCAGGCATTTGACGCTAGCCATAGAAAAACACAGCACAAAAAACCGTATATAAAAGTCTTAATTTGCATTTTTACCTGAATAACCCTCTTTTAATATAGCCCTGACCTTTGCCGCAGCTTCTGCCTTAGACACCAAACCATCCTGATTTGCATCCAAGCCCTTGTTTTTATTATACGCATTATGTTTGCTGTCGGGACCGAATACGGTAAAGTCATCCGCTTTTCCGATCGCTTTTGGCTGAAGAATAGCCATATACATATCATCCAAACTATTTAACTTCCCGGCATAGGTTTTAAGATATTTTTCAACATAATCCAATTGATCCAGTGCATTCATGTTTGCAAGTTCGCCTACTGAAGTACTAAGATTCTTATCTGTAGCTGTATCACGCATAAACTGGATCAGTCCTGTTCCGCTAGTTCCTGCAGCATTTTTGATATCAGGCCTAAAACTTCTGCCTGTTTCGAATGCCATCGCAGCCATCAGATTATTAGGGTCGGTTTTCAAACCTGCCGAGATATCCCGCACTTTATCCCTGAATTCTGGAGAAACTACACCTCCCCAGCTCAAAGCGTCAGAAACATTCAATCCACCAGCCGCAGCATTGGCAGCGGCGGCTGATGGAAAGACCTTGGTCGCCAAGCCGCCTGCGTGAAGTGCCTGATCCTGAGTGTTTATGCCGGCATCTGGCGAATCCGGCCCTTGTGCATTTGTAACAGAATTATCATTTGAGTAAGCACTCAAGCCGGAATTCACCATTGGCGAAGTCATCGGGTCAAGACTCGGCATAACATTAGATAACTGCATCGGCACATCCAGCAACGAGTTGACTTGTGGCAGTTGTGCATTTACGGGCGTGCCGCTGATATCCCCTGTCGGTCCCAGCGGATACATTCTTAAAATGCCAAAGGATCGTCGTTCAGAATTCCCATTGTTCCAATATCTCCTGTTTAATGTCGGCAAAGGCGCCGAGGTAAATGTCGCTTTCCAGTATCTCCTTCGCCCTGGCCCCGCGGCTGATCCTGCTTTCAAGTTCCATGGTGTGTTCCTGTAGGGTGATTTGCGTAAAAGCTGAATTCGTCACAAAATAGCGACTACGTCATGACAAGGAAACACAGATGCCGAGCTACGCTCACCTTCCTGTAGATGCAAGATGGATGCATTTCATTCTCGTCGTCTGTTATTTTGCTATATCTTTGCGAGCGTTTAACTGGTGTTGGGCAAAACTGGGGCTGATATGGAACCCTTATTGTGCGAGCATAGCTGCCCTTCTCTCCAGGAAATTCGGCAAATCCACCACTGATAAAACCGGGGCGAGCACATGACGCTGGATCCGATGGAGGAACTACATACATTCGCCGCCGTCGCCGCTTGGGTATTCGCGATGTTCCCAATCGTATACACCATTGAGTGGGGAGTTAAAAAGACCTACCATCATTTCGTCGGACGATGGAAGGCTCGCAGGTCGCAAACCGGCTAGTCCTCATTTCTGTAGACCATATCATCTCTCCTTGAATTAGCGATTAAGCCACGCTCGCTTTAGCATCTTTCGGTTGTTTGAGTTGTTGCAACGCGGCAGTAAAGCCCTGCATGGCAGCGGCCAGCGCCGCATTGGTCTCGCCGCTCGGTGTATCTGTTTTGGTGGCTGCCGATATCTGCGCGACGATGACTTTGGTGTCGTTCTCCAGTTGCGCTTTCCATTGCTCAAAAGTCAGCCGTGCTGCTTCTGCGTGCGCGGCTAGTTGCGCCTCGTGCTGGCGCTCCTGCATATCCAGCTGTGCCTGTTGCATGGCTTTTTGCGCCTCTAGCGCGAGCTTGTTGCGGTCGCGCTCGGCTTCCAGCTGCAACTCACGCCCGCGCGAGACCTGCTCGGCCTGGTGCTTTTGCACATCCGCCTGCAACTGGTTCTGCTGTAACTGCTGGTCGGATTGGATCTTGAGTATCGCCGGGTCGGGTTTGGGCGGTTGCTGCGGTGGCGGAGGTTGTGTGCCGGGATCGGTAAAGAACTTGTCCGGCGATTTCTGCCCCAGCGCGATGGCATACTGGCTGGCAGCGTTGTAGATATTCTCCGGCGTCGCCACGCCTATCTGCAGCGCCTTCTCCTGTATCTGCAACAGCCCCATCAGGTGCTGCGCCTGCTGGTCTTTGTTATTGGTGCCCAGGCCGACGTTGATATTGAGATTGAATTGATTGGTCCACTCGCGCGGGTCTATCTCCACAAAGCTGCCGGACACCGCCATGATGTCCTTGGCGTTCTGGTATTGGCACACCAGCTTGAGCATCATCTTGAACAGATCGGTCACGCCGCCCTCGGCGAAATTACGCGCGATCAAGTCCAGCCGCATATCGTCGCGATTGGTGATGATATTCATGCCGGTGGCGGTCTGCTGTTGCAAGCCGGATGCGCCCACGCCTTGCGAGCGGCGCGTCCAGCCGGTGGCGTTCTCGGTGAAATCCTGCACCCAGTTCAGCATCGCCATCGATTCAGCGCCTGCGCCTATACCGCCGCCCAGCTCGCCTATCATGCCCGGTGCTTTCACACGCACGCCGCCGCCGGGGCGCGAGGTGAGAAAGTCGTCCAGGTTCACCTGCCCTTCCACGATCCAGTGCCGGCGGTTGACGGCGAGGAACAGGTTATCGAGGTTGGCGCGTACCAGTTGTGTCTGTAATCTTTGCGGCTCCATGCCGAGGTCGGCGATGGAAAGACCGAAAAAGCGGTGCGGTAACAGTAAGGGAATCAAAGCAGCGAACGGCGGGCCGTCGCACTCCTCGTTCTCCAACACCTGGTTCCCCGCGCGCACGATCTTGCGCCACTCGGCGATACCGTCGCCGTCGTAATCTATCTGCATATATAGCTCGGTGAGCCATATCAATTTCATCGAAGGGTCGAGATTGGTATCGTCGGAACTCAGGTAAGGCTGGTCGTCGTCCCACGCCATGCGCTCGATGCGCTCCGACGAATATTGCGCCATGTTGTCGTCGGACTGTATGTCGTCCACATTCTTGTAACCCATGGCTTTGAGATCGCTCACCGTGCGCATCACGCGATGGCCTTTCATAAAGCCGTCGTCCATGCGCTTGGCCTTGCGCGAGATCAGGAATTCTTCAGGCGGCACCGCCTCCACACATATCTTGCCGCCCTTTTTGGTACGCTTGAAAGATACGTCGTACAGCTTCTTGGGCGGAGTTTGGTTGATGTGTTCGATCTGCTGCTCAAGTTGCGTCACTGCCTGCGCAGCCTGCGGGTTCTTCTTTGCATCCTTTTCGGCCTGTTCGAGCTGTTGCTGCAAATGCTCCAATGCAGCCTTGCGCTGCTTCACATCTTCTTCATCGGGGTAAGACTTCTGCTCGATGGGTTCAACCTCATCGTCATCCATCAGCAGTGCCAGGTCTACATCGGTCATGCCGCGATATTCCTCGCGCGACTCCTCCTGCCTGTCGTCCCACCATATCTTGATAATGCCCGCCTTTTGCAGCAGCGCATCACGGATGGCGGTTTGCAGCACCGTGTAGCCTGGGTTCTTCTTGTAAAAAAGGTAATTGATGTAATCGGTCGCGTTCTTGGCCTTGGCCTCGTCGCCTGCCTTTGTGGGCGAAAACTCCACCACATTCTCGCCGGAACAGAACGTCCGCATCAACGACGGCACCATCCACTCAATCTGGTTGCGCACCGTGGTGTCTACAAAAGTAGAGCGCCCGTCTACTTCCGGCGGCGACAAGTCGCCCTTCGCCAAGCCGAGATAATACTGCTCGGCCTTACGACGCGACTCCGCCAACTTGCCGCCGCTAATACCTCCGATGCACTGACGAATCTCCTGGTCAGTGATCGCCTTAAGCTGATCTTCCGTCAAACGTGCCACATTATTTTCCTTTACTGGCGCCTCACGGCGATGAGTGACAAAATAAAAAAGCCGCACAAGGCGGCTTGATATCTAAAACTACAGGCTAAAAAGAATAAATCTAATCGGTAGACCAACCACCCGTTTCAACAAATGCTTTTTTACCTGGGTCATATTGGTAACAGTAAAAAGCCGTCGAATCACCTTGGAGGCCAATACACACTGTATCCATATTATTAATGAGTTCGCGGTGCCCACTGGCGGCCCGGCTTCCAAGATAACCAACAAACTCGTTATTAACGATACGCTCATAGGACGTTTTGGATTCACAGCTTGTTATCAATTCTTCTGTGATATACCCGTATTGGTTTATAGAGGCGGAAAAGTGGGTGATCTCGTGAATATCCAGATTCTTCTTTCCCATCCCAACCACGTAAAGCGCTGATTCTTTTTTCTGATTAAAAAGCGCCAATGCGATATCGTTGTCGCCCAATTTGTTAAAGGTGCCTGAGCAAACACTTACCGCACGGTATCCCGGATATTTTTTGGCAAGCATGTCGCTATACGCTTTAGCTGGAATAGCACCTAATTCGCACTCCAGTTTTGATTCGGTGTGTTTGTACATACTCGCAGCAGTTGAAGTATCTTCACCAGGACTAGGTATCACATATCTATCGCAATCATCAGCAAACACCGTCGTGTTCGCTGCCAGCAAAAACAAGATCAAGAGCAGCTTGCCGTAAAAGTGGTTTTTAGCTTTCACACTATCTCCCTTGTTTTATTTCCAAGTGGTACGAAGGGTCACCTGCTCTTTTCGGCCCAAGATATTTATTTATATTCCCTGCGCGAACGGCATCTTCAAGTGCATGTTCAAAATCCGCCCTCTTACTTAATGGAATTGAGCTCGGGGCAATATCAAAAACGTTGATTTGCATAGGGTCACCTAAATGCTGCGAAACCATTTTGCCATTATTATATTTGTCCTGAATCATATCAGTCATTCTCTGTTTTACCTCATCAGGCGAAAACCCTGCTGCTTTACTTTGGTTGTACAAATTTATAACGGCCTGGCCTTGCGGCCCATACCTTGAAATATTACCTCGTTCCAACTGGTCGTACATGATCGCAGCTTGCTTCTGTGGAGTACGTTGTGTGCTCGTGACGAGTAATGAGTTAGTCGGTAACCCTGCAGCTTTTGCAATACCATCCAAAGTTATCAGCGATTGGTCGCTTATGTCATTCGGATTTATATTAGATGCGAAGCGTGGCTTTTGATTGCTTTGCAAAGCAAACGGTTGCCGATCTTGCGTCTTCAAAGGCGCCGTTACCACCATATTCGGCATATCAACCTGCTTTGCGTTGGTCAACGCGGTTGGCATGAATGTTTGCTGCGCTACGCTCTGACCTGGCGTTTGCACGTTTGCATCCTGATTGCCGTTTTGAGTTAACGTCAGACCGGAATTCATTATCGGCGGAACATTGGGATACGGGCTTAGCGCCTGCGTATCCATAGGCGTATCGCTCAGCAAACCATGCACTGCCGGGAAGTCAGGAGCGTAATTTTGCGGCTGCAACTGCGATAAAGGGTAGCCCATTAGCGTGGTTTGCGGAGGCGCTTGCACAGATGGACCGCTCACCAACAAGTCAGGCGTAGGATTCTGCTGCCCGCTGGCATCTGTCCCGAAACGGAAATCACTGTCGGGTTGTTGCGGGTCGGTCAATAGTTTGGGCAACCAGTCACCTAATAGCATTTTCTTCCTTTACTGGCGCCTCACGGCGATGAGTGTAAAAATAAAAAAGCCACCTGATGGTGGCTTTGGATTGATATGCTTAATATATCGGTCAGAAACTGAGGATGATCTCAGATGACCAATTTCCGTTCACTGTTGGTTAAATTTTGGGCAATACTTATCGATGCTCTTGGCGTCTTTTGGAGGAGCGACGCCTTCTTTCCAAGGCACATGCCTGGAAGTAGTACTGATACTGTAACCATTCAGATAATCAATGATCCCGCAGTAAAAGTCAGCCAGACTATCCGGTTGTACCTTGAAACTTATATTTTTCTGCTTCTTGAAAACGTATATACCATCCGTCTTCAGTTGTGGCTGGTCTTCCGCAACCTCATCATGATCTGAAAAAAATAAGGAATCTTTACGAATCTCGAAATTCTCTTCTGCATCAATAGTGCAACTGTGGCCGTTCTCTCCTACGAAATTCAGAAAGACATGAGCGATCTTGTCCGATTCTTTTTTTATCACCACGCAATTCGTAGAATCTTCCATCGGAACTAAATGACAATCCGGCTCTGCTGGAGCACATGGATAAAAGGTCGCAGACCCTTTTTCGACATATACCCCTTCGATATCATCGATAAAATTGCCCGCCATTACCGGCTGGCAAACAAGTGACAACATAACGATCAGAGATGATTTTTGAATTAGATATTTCATTTTTCAGGGATTGCGCTGCAAAAAGTTTATTCGCCCTCGTCCTTTCTCAAATTTCATCAGATCAGGATTGCTTTGAATATATTGTATCAAACTACTGGCATTATTTTGGGATACAGCTCTCATTTGCGCAGGGCCTGTGCCCTGATAAATAAAATCAGTCGCCATTGCCCGCATGCTGGGATTCAAGCCATCCCAATTCACGGCACCGGGAACGCCCTTTGTGACTCTGCCGTAAACCCCTTTCGCTTCCCGCTCTTTCCGAGCATAGCTGATATGGAACAACTTATCTTCTTCATCAGGTGAAAGAGTTGCATCGCGACTGTGACCTATGACATACGCGGCCGCGTCGTTGCCTTTCAATCCTGCACCATTCGCTAACTGTGTTGCCCTGGCTTCATCAACCCCTGCCCGCATCAAGTCTGCCTTGGTCTGTGCAACAGTCCTTAGACCCATGTCGTAGCCTTTGCCTATGGTAACGCCGGATGTGCCCCCTGGCCAATGTGGGTGATTCGTTTTGTTGTAGCTGCCTTCGGCATTGTAAGTGAGCAACTGACCCGGCGTAAGCTTAGCCGGATCAGAGGCAGTGGCGGGCATCGCCTTTTGCATCGTTGCCGCTTGCGAAGGCGTCGCAACCATATTCGGCATATCAACCTGCTTTGCATTGGTCAACGCGGTTGGCATGAATGTTTGCTGCGCTACGCTCTGACCTGGCGTTTGCACATTTGCTTCCTGATTGCCGTTTGGGGTTAACGTCAGACTGGAATTCATTATCGACGGAATATCGGGGTAAGGGCTGAGTGCCTGCGTATCCATAGGCGTTTCACTCAGCAAGCCATGCACTATCGGGAAATCAGGAGCGTAATTTTGCGGCTGCAACTGCGATAAAGGGTAGCCCATTAGCGTGGTTTGTTGAGGCGCTTGATCAGATGGATCGCTCACCAACAAGTCAGGCGTAGGATCCTGCTGCCCGCTGGCATCCGCCCCAAAACGGAAATTACTGCCGGGTTGTTGCGGGTCGGTCAACAACTTGGGAATCCAGTCGCCTAATAACATTTGCGTCCTTTACTGGCGCCTCACGGCGATGAGTGGGTCACAGGATAAAATATCTGTGATTCTTTGTTAAACTAGATTAACTGTTACCAAGATGCTAAATGAAGGAACCCAT